TGAAAACTGAATTGCGTTCGTCTGTAAATATTTTTGAATTTTATACATAATCAATGGCAACCTGTGTAGCCTAAACCTACACCCCCTATACCATTTTTGAATCTTTATTATTTGTAAATACATTTTTAAATTATTTCATATTATAATTTATCAGTTTTTATTATTTAAGGAATATAATGCGTCTTACATTCGGCACTTGGCATCTGCTTTGTATATAAGGAATGGATGGATTTGTTGATATTCTTATTGGAATAATAAAAGAGGACGTGCTTCGCCAAGATGTCTTTTACGAATACGTTCTTGTAATATTCTTTTATTCGGCTTGACGGAATCGATAGCGTCTTTTCGTAGATTTCTTTGTTTGTTAGGATATCCTTGTGAAACAAGATTTGCGTCTTGTAATCGTCCGTAGAAGAGGTTAGATTTGGGAACTTCGTTTTCTCATAGAGATATTTAAAGTGCCTCTTCGCATTTTCGATGCGTTCGTCCTCCATCTCGTAGTCTTTCAGGATTTGTAGGAAGTTCTCGATAAACAGCATCGTATATTTGCTATGACATTTCGACGTTATATTATAATAAGACATTTCGGGGTTATGATAATCCACTTGGAGGTATAGCCCGATATTGTAGATGATACCAAGTTTTTTACGAAGTATCTTGTAAAATATACCTGAATCAAAATGAAACAGGATACGTTGTAAATAGTAATATAATATTAAATATTCATCCGACATATATTCAATGCGTTTCGACAGATGAATCACAAACGACGTGTTCTTATCGACGATTATATTCTTTATATTTACGATTTTTAAACCCGTGCTATTATACTTTATCACAGGATAGACGGACGTAGTCTTCTTATATTTAAAAACGCCGAAATACTTCTTGGCGTTCGCTACCGTTTCTTTCACTTTATGCGAAGGACACGAAATAGACAGGACGAGGTTGTCCGTATTCAGATGTTTTTTGAGATACGCCGAAATCGTCTTGTCGTCGAATCGTGCGATATCTTTCATCTGCTGATGATAGTCCGCCATATACGAATATTTTGGATATAGATATTTGAACATATTATAACCGAACCGATAATTACTATTGGATATATACCCCAAGTATTCTTGATTCACCACGTTCTTCTCTTTTATCTTCACGTCATCCTCGGCATAAAAGTCCTGTATAGTATTGGATAGTATATCCATATAAAACGCCAAGTCGTCATATATCCCTTGAATATAGATGCTCATCTCATAATCCGATACGTAGGCATTAAACTCCCCGCCCCTTTTGTAGATTTCCTCGCTAACGAACGCCGAACTCTTGTATTTTTGCGATGTTAGGCTTCCCAACAGATGTTCGCAATAATGCGTTAGCCCCGCTTCGTGGCTCTTCTCCTTGTATCGCCCGAATAAATAATTCACTGAGATATAGGTTAGTTGCGTGTGTAGTGGAACGATAACAACGCGAATGCCATTCTTTAACTTGAATTGTCGCATATATCTATTATAATCCCGATATTATATATTATATATCTGGACGTAATTCAAAAAAAGATTGAAACAAATGTAGATATATTCGGTGTATGCGAGGGCATCGTGATTTAACATCGCACACGTTAAGTATATCTCGATACCTTTCGGGATAAACGCAGTGTATTCGAAACAAACATACAACGCGAATAATGGCGGGACAATAATAGACGTATAGATAACTGGGCTATCCGTGTGATACGAAAGATACAAATGAAAATAATTTAGCATATAAAGGAACTTGAAAAAGAAATAGTCTCGCCTGAATATCCCGCTACCGCTTAGGCTACCTCCATCGTGTTTCACGGTATCTATCCAACGTAAATAATGGACGAACGAACTGCCAAATAAGAATACGTTCCAATGCGTCTTCGATGCGATATAGAGCAATAGTGAGACATACTGTATATTGTTATTACCGATGTAAAACTCGATATCGTGATATACCTGCGTGGATAGTAGCATCAGTTTCGCTACGCATTTGCTTTGCGGGACTCGGAGGTATCCGATGTCTCCGATATCTCCGATGTCTCCGATATCTCTGAATAATTTATTATATAAGATTGAAAGTTTGCTTAGCACATATCCGAAAATACAAGCCCATCGCGAATATACGCAATAGTGTATTTTGAGAACTACTCGATATTTCGAATGCTTCGCTGCGTTAGCGGACTCTTCGCCATTTCGGATGATTGGCGATATATAGTGGCATTCGCGGTGAAAATCGAAACCCACGACATCGCCTGTTTTTATGATATGGGATTCTGGGGTTAAATGAAATACGGTCATTATATCCTTGTTTTCGTCAAGCCCCACAATAACCCGATAGCAGGATGCGAAGGGTATCGAGAAGAATGGTCCGTCGATATGCCTCCGTCCAAAGTCCTTATAAAATATATTGTCAGACGGGGGCGATACATAGACTTCATTCATATCGTGAAGTAGGTCGATATACACCCCTTTCCCAAAATATTCATTGAACATCTCGATAATCCTTTTGTCCTTTGCTATATTGTAAAAAGAATCCTTGATATCGGGAGGTAAATCTTTGAACCGCCAGTGAGTCGATGTAGAAACCGAAGGATATTGATGGATAACCCACTCGCGGATGCTATGAAGCGACAGCGACGAATGCGGCGAATGCGGTGCAGTGTCCTTTTTCAATTTACAATGTAGAACTCGCGACTTCTGAAACCTCCAAGGCAAATAGAACATTTTGTGATTTATATAATAGATACAAAATAAATCATTGATGGATTCTAAGTAATATAAGTATTTATTCTATACGTCATCGCGAAATACATACATTACTTTTGAAACCTCGATTTCTATAATATATGGTTTTTTATTTTTCTATAATATATAGAAGAAAGATAGATGAGCGAAATATTATTTACTTCCTATAACAAAATAATTCCAACGTTAGCCACTTACGTAGAAGAAGAACATACAGAAGTATTAAGGACTTACTTAAAAAAATATACTTAAACAAAATAATATTAGTACATTATCTATGATAACAAAAATAGATAATGCGAAAAACTTAAATGAATTAAAAGTTATAGGAAATAATATCGCAAATATGATTAAAACAATGGAAGGCGGACGTCATCGCGAAATGAATCTGAAAGACATCAAGGAAGTCTGTAAAGCCAATTAAATCAAACTTTCAAGGGTCGTCGATGGCAAACGGGTCGCCTACAAGAAGAAAGAACTGATGACAAAGTTAAAGAGAAAGAAGTTATTGTAATTGATTGATGATTCATTATTTTTATTATATTTATATAAAAATTGATACATTAAGGGTACTACCTACAATACCAACCAACGAACGAACAATGGCATCTGCTGCTCCCTCTGCTTTTACTCGCACCGAGAACGGAGCGGTCGCCTTGGATACGAGTGGAAATCACATTGTCGATTACTTTATGATGTACACGCGGACGCTCACGAAGGAACAGAATCATCAGTTTCTCGAAAAATGCTGGGCGATTAACCCGCAGAAGACGGTTGCGATTATTTTCAACGGACGCGACAGATTGAAGGGGAAAAAGGAAAAGACTGTATCGAATCAGGCGATGCTATGGCTACGCGACAACAAGCCCTATACCTATATGAATAACATCCTAACCTATGCGAATAAATATGGACGCTGGAAGGATTTGCTCTATATTTGCTATGAGAATAGTTGCGATGGGATGATTCACAAGAATTACGAATTGACGCTATTCGCCGATAAATTACGCGAAGACCTTTCGGACTTGAAAATTCAAGAACTCGTTGAAGCAGAAGCAGTCGAAGCGACGGACGCTACGGAAGCGGATGCTTCGAAGAAGCGGACGAATAGCGTATCTCTGTGTGCGAAATGGGCTCCAAGTGAGAATGACAGGAATGACACGCGTAAGCAATTTGCGAAGAAGATTGCGTCTATCTTGTATGACAAGGAGGATTCGAAGAAGATGGAAAAGTATAGGAAGGAATACCTCGTTCCTCTGCGTAAGAAAATCAACATTGTAGAGACGCTGATGTGTAATAATGAGTGGGACAAGATTAATTATGAGGGCGTCCCCGGGGTCGCATCGCGAAGACTACACAAGGCGTTTAGCAACCACGATAGCGATAGATATTGCGATTACTTGGTGAAGGTAAGAAGCGGGGATGCGAAGATTAATGTAGCAGGTATTCTCCCGCACGAATTGGCAAACTACTATGTGAATCTTCGCAATACGCAAGACGAGTTTGAGGCGAATGAGACGATTGAGTTGCAGTGGAAGACGATTGTCGATGACGTCAAGAAATGTGGTATCCTCGGGAACTCTCTGGCAATCATCGATTTATCGGGGTCTATGTTTTCCGCGAGTAATGGCAGTATTCCCGCACAAGTCGCAATCGCCCTTGGCATCATCACGTCGCAATGCTGTAAGGGCTTGTTTAAAAACAAGTTTATTACATTCAGTGCGAATCCCGAGTTGGTGTCTCTTATTCCCGATGCGGATTACGCGGAATACACAGAGAAAGGCATTGAGCCTTCGCTCTATACGTGCTTCAAATCACTGGTCGAAGTGGATTTCGGCTATAACACGGACTTTGTCAAATGTTGCGAGATGATTATTAAATATGGCAAGGAACACGATATTAACGACGAAGATATGCCGAAGAAACTATTCATCTACACGGATATGCAGTTTGACGAGGCGACGACAGAGAGCAAGGAGAACAGCACGATAGAAACCCTGTATAAAACGATTGTGAAGATGTTTAAGGCTGCGAATTACACGGCGCCGAAGTTTATCTTCTGGAATCTCAATTCGAGTCATAAGGAGTCGTTTCCTGTGAATTGTAAAACAGAGGGAACGGCGATGATTTCGGGGTTCTCCGAGCAACTCTTAAAGATATTTATGACGTATGACGAGTTCAAACCCGAACTAATTGTCGAAGAGATACTTGCTCCTTACCTCCCTGAAATCTTCATTGACGATAGCGAGATTAGCGAATGAGCGTTATTATATATCGATGTGTGTCTGTGTATATATTTATATTTTTTATATTAATAATAAAAAGAATTAATCTTGTGTTCGCCGCTTAACGCTTCTTAGCCTTCGTCAGTTTAGTAGCGGTAGTCTTGACGAATGAGCCGATATCCTTGGTGGAATTAAGGATACGCCCGGGGCTATTGCGAAGTGATTTCACGGGGTTCTTGATGACTTCCTCAACTTCGCTTTCGAATACCTGTATCTTGACGAATAGATTGGTGAGGGTGCTTATCAATATCGGGATGATGATGACGGTGAATAGTAATACCATAAATAAGAACAGGGAAATCATTGTGCCGATGGCGATAATATCGCGACGCAAGTCTTCGGAACACTTGCACTTCTCGTTCATTAAATAACGCACATAATCAAACGCGTAATAGATATATACGACGAAGGTTAAGAAGAATATGAACGAACCGAACGCGAGTAATTGAACGATGCCGATACCCATACTCTTTGCGATACTTTTAACGTCGATGAACGCGGTTATCGCGAAATATGCTAAGGCAATCATCGTGAAGGTCTTTATGAACTCCTTGTTGCTGTGGTCGGAACAAGCACATCCGACGTTTTCTAACTTGTAAATATAACTCCAAATGATTAGAAGTAGCAATACAAAGATGATTTGTATGAACCCACTGCTATAAAAAGATAAAGTGTTGTCCGTCTCTTTCATATTATTCTATATACTTATACTATAATAATAGAAATTATTTATTTTCTATAATAGCATAGATTAAGAACTTCGTCGAACTATCGAAACTTTTGATATTGAGGGATTTTATTTTTTCGACGACGATAGATTTATCGAAAGACTCCTTACACTCCTTTAACTCCTTACACTCCTTTAACCTTAATATCTTTAAGATTTGTTCGAAAAAGATATCGATGATATACTTGTGTATTTGCGGATTACCGATACATTCTTCTACAAGATAATCATATATGTCATTGAGTAGCCGTGGTATCTCGTGTTGCTTGTATTTCGCCCAGATGATATTGGTATTATGAATCCCCTTCTTCCACTTGACATAATCACAGTATAACTCATACTCGTTGTTAAGCAACAATAGGTTATTGTCAAATACGTATTTCGGCGGTATCCACTCCTTCTGAGTGATATAATTGTTCCATAACTTATTTATCAAATCATTTAAAAATGTGCTGTCAAAGTAATCGAGCAATGTTATGTATAGGTTGCCAGTTTCCGCACTATCGGACACCTTGATATACGAGCAAATGATTGAAAAGAGTTCCTCCGTGTTATTCGCATCGATAATCGCCTTGATTTTCTCATAGATGACGTCTCGGTTTTTCGTCGTCAATTTATTCAAATGCCCTATCAACGCACGTTTCGTGCTGGAATTATCCGAGAAGTCTGGAATAATAATATGAAACCTACCTTTGTTCGATGCCGTGGCAACGACGGGAGCAACGTGAGTTGTTCCTGAGTTATATTGGTTATTATGCGAATGTTGGTATTGTGGATGCTGTGGATACTGCGAATGCGGATACTGCGAATGCGGATACTGCGACTGGTGTTGCGAATGCTGCGGATGCTGTTTCTCCCTCTTGTTATATAACTTCTTTTCCCATATCATTTTAGGGTCATAGAATGATTCAAAGCAACTACACGATTTTTTAAGGGTTTCGGCTTTTTGTAGTATATGCTCGGGAACATCAATGTTATATCGATTTTTAAAAATAGACAAAGGGATTTTAACTACTTTGTCGTCCATTTATATCATTAGTATATGAATAATCTTATATAAAAATAAATTAGATACCTATCAATAGATACCTATCGATATCACAGATGGCGGAGTTCGTAGATAAACTGGATATGATATATAAAACGCATCTAATCTATCGGACAATCGTCGTATGTGATAGAGACATTTGCGAATTCAAGAGATTGTTAGAATTGCGGGATTTTAGCGTCTATGTGGTATCGGAATCGGATACCGATATTGACTATGAAGCGTTAGACGCGTTAGACTGTCGGGTTATTTTAATCGAAAGTAAGCGTATCGAGGGTTTTTTAGATACTATAATTTCAAAGAAGATGAATGATTTTTATACATTTATAACTTTCACAAATGACAATGACGACGCCAAGGCATCTATCACTAATATTGATGTCATCTCAAATAAATATATATCATTATGTTAGGGAATTGAATGGTTAGAGCGAGAGCGGCTGCGTCATTTAGTCGCGTTCGTGGCAAAGGTTCAAGTGGCGGAACGTTATATACGATTATTATAATATCCGCTGTATTCTTACTTGCGGTACTACTCTCGAATAAGGACAGGATACGCGAAGGATTCTTCGGCGGTGGCGACGCAAAACGCCTCAGTTTCGAATACTATTATATGGATTCGTGCGGACATTGCGTAGAGTTTAACAAGTCGGGCATTTGGGATAAATTAAATAAGGAGACGTTCAATCACATTTCGCTAAAAAAATACAATCGTAGCGAACACCTCGAACGCGTTAAAAGTTTGGGGATTTCGAGTTTCCCGACGTTTGTCGTGGTTGATTCGTCGTCGAACATTATCGCGTCTTTCGAAGAGGCGAGGACATACGAGAAATTACTGGCGTTTATAAGGAAGTATGACAAAGAATAAGAATAAGAATAAGAATAACGAAAGTATATTTAAAGTAAAACAAAGTATATTAAATATAATATAATATAGTAAATGGGCGGTGGTATTACGCAGTTGGTTTTAAAAGGGCAGATGGATTCTTATATTAATTTAAATCCCTGTATCAATTACTATAAATATGTCTATAACAAGCACGTCAATTTCTCGATGGAAAATAAGAATATTATTCCCGATATTAATTCGTCGATTAACCTCGCTTTCACGACGGAGAACAAGATGATTACTTTCACCCTCAAGCGATACGGCGATTTAGTAAGCAATATGTATCTGTCGTTCAATCTACCCGACATCTATTCTACGGACGTTCATCGGTTTCGCTGGATAACGAACGTCGGACACAACTTTATTAAAACCGCGACGATTCGCGTGGAAGGGAGCATAATCGACGAAATCTATGGCGAATGGATGAATATCTGGAATGAATTGACGAACAAGGACGGCGTCGAGTATAACAAGTTGATTGGGAATATCCCCGAATACACGAACCCCAATAATAACAATACGAGGTATCTGATTCGAAATAATATCTTATATAATAAGACGTATCCGACGACGGATAAAGTGGCGAATGCTGGGAATCCGTCGATAAAGGGGCGGATATTACAAGTGCCGTTGAACTTCTGGTTTTCGCGAAATCCGTCGTTGGCATTGCCGTTATACAAGATACAGAATCAAGAAATCAAGGTGGATGTCAGTATCAACGACATTGAGTTGTTGTATCAGGTATGGTGTGATAAACTGAAACTCTACGTATCGCCGAAGTTCTACAATATGATATATAAGGATACGATAAAAATCAATACGTTTATAGGGAGCGAAAGTTATATTCAGTGTTTTCTGGATGTGAATTATATCTTTCTCGACAGTGCGTATCGGATGAGTTCCTTACAAAACGAGGGGATTGTGAAATACGTCGTCGATTACGTGAAGAGACAAGCGTATCCCGCGTTGAATATCACGAGTTATGGGGACAACTATACTTTAACAAGTTCCTACAATCATATCAAAGAAATCATTTGGGTATTGCGTCGAACCGATGTTCCAGAGAAGTTCAACATACACGACAACTATACTGCTTCGCATACCTATAACGAAACGATGGGATTGTTAGAAACCGCCCAAATCAAATGGGCGGACACAATCATTCGCGAAGACCAAAAGGCATACTATTATAACAACATCCAGCCGTATCAGTATCATACGAATGTCCCGCGAACAGGAATATACAGTTATTCGTTCTCGCTCTTTCCCGAGAAAATAGTGAGTGCGGGTTCTTTTAATAACCAGATGATAACGACGTCTTTATACATAAATATCAATAATCGCGGGAATAACGACGCTACCAAAGATATCACGAAGAAAAACGAGTTCAAGTATCTATTCGATTTGATGCGACTCAAAGAAGTGCCTTACATCACCGAGAATGAGGTGAAACTGGACGTCATCGTATATACGCGAGTCATCAACGTATTCTCGGTTATAAATGGAACGTGCAACTTTATCTGGTCAAGATAGACGCGTGGAACGAGTAGCGAGGAGGAACGAGTAGCGAAGAGGAACGAGTAGCGAAGAGGAACGAGTAGCGAAGAGGAACGAGTGGTGATGCTTATTTTTTATATCTTTCTTTTAATAAAGAAGTAGCAAAGCGGCGAAGCGATGGATTTATTAGTATTAATCTTAATCTTATTATCAGGATACATCATCAAATATTTAATCGACACGATAAACACCTTGAATAACGAAATCAGGGAGATTAAAATGAAATGTATATCTGCGAAAAACGATGTTCAGTTTGATGTCGAGTCGCCGTCTCCAAAGCCGTCGGTTGTGTCGCCTATCACAAACGTCGCCAACGACGCGTTAATCAAAAACATAACCTATTTCAAGGATTACTTTGATAAACAATAAGATAAATGATATAAATAATAAACGCATCTATATTATGTATAGACATCGCATATATTTATAATAAATGCCTCGAAAAGCAAAAAACGCCGATGATACTGTAAGTAGTGATATAAAGAAGAAAAAGAACTTAATGAATACAATCATCAAGGACATTTCAGTAGTTGATAACGATGATATTATTTTACAGTTGCCTTTGTCGTCCGCCCAGATAAACAAGTTGAATATCACGGATAGCAATACGACGACAGAGTTCCCAGAGCCGTATGAGCCGAATTGTTTTTATATCAATGAAAACAATACGTATAGCACGATTCAGGACAACATCATCTTTGATAATAGCAATAGCGAGTATTCGTTGAAAGTCTCGCATACCGACGAAATCCTCAATTCGAATAACAATTGCTACTGGTGTTGCCATCCAATCGACAATCGGACGTTCGGGATGCCCTATAAATATAATATTAAAACGGATACCTATGTATTGTTTGGGAACTTTTGTTCGCTCGAATGTGCGAATGCCTACAACTTCTCGTCGCATTGCGGTAGCGACAAGGTGTGGGAAATCAACAGTTTAATCCAGATGCTTAGCAAACACTACGGATACACGCATCCGATACGTCCCGCCCCATCCCGATTTTTACTAAAAATATTCAACGGACCGATGTCGATTGACGAGTTTCGCACGGGGCATTATACGAACGACAAGACGTATATTCTAAATCTCCCACCGATGATTTCTACGAATTTCAGTTATGAAGTCGTGAATACCTCGTATTTAAAGAATATAACCGACAACATGCACATTAAATTAGACAACCAATCCACAATGAATAAGAACAAAGCAAAAACCGTGGCGAACGCCAACGCCAACACGATTGATAATAAACTCAGTTTAATCGTTTCAAACTCCGTTTCAAACTCCGTTTCAAAATAAAAATTGATATAAGGAAATATATTCTTATATATATGCACCAAATGACAGACATCATCACTGCCGCTGCGACATCCGCCGCATCAGTCGCTTCGGCTGCGGACATTCACTTTTCTCCGTATAGAATCTCGACGATAACGTGTAATGCGAATATCGGCAACAACATCAATATAAATCTCGGTATCTTGTTTGACAATATCAAGGTGATTGAGAATGTCGCGGAGGGGTGCGACAAGGGGGTTGTATGGGTTCAGTTTATGAAAAACGGGACGGACGCGTCGAAAGGCGTGTATCCCAAGAAGCGAAGGAAGAGCAAGAAGAATACGATGAAAAAGAATCGGTTTGACAATCAGGTTACGGTGATTTACAAGTTTCACGACAAGTATATTCCGAATGTCAAGATATTTAAGAATGGCAATATACAATTGACGGGTATCAAGGATATCAAGGATACCGAGCATATTGTCAATCATATTATCGGCGACATTACGGAAGTCTATAATACGATTGATAAGAACATCATTCTAAATGTAGCGACTGAGCCAGATTTCAAGTTGGATTTAAAATATCAGAACTTCAAGATACGGATGATAAACACCGACTTCAAGGTGTATTGCGACCCCGAACTTAAAAAAGGGTTTGAGATACGCCGTAAGGAGATTCACAAGTTGTTTATCAATGACGAATACAATAACAAGTGTAGTTTTCAGCCCGGCATATATCAAGGCGTCAAGTTGGAATACTTTTGGAATATTAACAATAAAAATAAAAACGGTATTTGCTCGTGTCCCAAGTATTGCTATGGGAAAGGAATGGGGCAAAACATTGGCGAATGTAAGAAGGTTACGGGTGCTTTATTTGAAAGCGGGAGCGTATTAATCACTGGCGGGATTACGTTCGAACAAGTCGATGAAACCTACAAATACATTTGCGACTTTTTAGTAAAACATAAGGACGTGATTCGGAAACCGTCTCCGAATACGACAATCGCACTCACGGAGGCTCGGGATGCTGCGGAAGCCGTGGAAGCGGCGTTATCCGCATTAACCTAATAGATTCGTATGACAGGAGAAGTTGTATGTGTTATCGCTGACGCCGCCATCGCCATCAGGTATATTATATTTTTTATAATCACTACTATCAACAGTATTGTTTCCCGGTCTATTATAAGACGGAATGTGATGACTTGCGTAAAAATGGGAACTATATGCGACGGCATTGGGTTCTGTGCGTGGTATCACGTAGTTATTACCCCACGGCTTCTTATCGAATAAAACATCGCCAGTATATAACCCCGCATTTTTTAATGGTTCAGGGGCTTTCACATTGGGGGCGTAATCTAATACGGCATACATCAATTCATTTTTCATATTATTCTATTACAATGAAGGAATAAAAATTCACATAAAGAATACATAGTAAAGAAATCTATGAGTTCGCAAAAACAAAAAAATAAGAAAGTCGCCGTCGAAGATTTCGTTAGCGATGGTTTGGATAATAAACAGATAACCGAAATCGTTCAAGATATTATGAAAATAATACACGACAACAAGAGTTGTCGGGACAACAAGTCGGCGTCTCCGCCGTTATCGCATACCGCCGTAGTCCATAATATGACACAAGAGGATAAGTTTAAGTTTTTCATCGAGCGATACCCGATGCTCTTTGATATGGTTACAAAGGAAGCAGGTTTCGACTATTCGTTTTTAGAGTATTTCTTATCGAAGCGTGAAGTCATCATAAAGAAACAGAAGACGAGCGATGAAATACATAAACAAGTCGGACAAGAGATGTTCGACTTATATTATAAAAAACAATAAAATATATAAAATATAATACACATAAACGCAATCATCGAATCATTCATTTCATTCATCATCATTCATTTCATTCATCTATATACTCGGCGATAAACTCGTCCGCTAATTCGCCAAAATCAATATTATAATCTACTTTGTTTTCTTTTACAAATCTGTCATAATCCAACAGATTTTGCTTTCCATAATAATTCTTCGCCTTCTTGTTGCCATCCTCGTTCATCATATAGAAGAGTTTTGCGATACTCTTAATCCCGACGATAACGTTGCCTCCCATTCTTTGCCCTTTGCTTTTTGCTCTTTGCTTGTTGCCTTTGCTTTTTGCTTTTTGCCCTTTGCTTTTTGCTTGTTGCTTTTTGCTTTTTGCTTTTTGCTTTTTGCTTTTTGCTTTTTGCTTTTTGCTTTTTGCTTTTTGCTTTTTGCTTTTTGCTTTTTGCTCTTTGCTCTTTGCCCTTTGCTTTTTGCTCTTTGCTTGTTGCCTTTGCTTTTTGCTTTTTGCCTTGCTCTATCTATTTTGAAACTTAATCATCTTTTGTAATATATATTTCAAATTAGAACATATTTATATAAAAATTGATATAAGAGGTTATGAATATGTAGTAAGTACATCGATGATTTCCGTTTGCTCTCCAATGACATTTCCTACCGTCCCTGCGTCCGTCCCGACAGTCCCTGCGACCGCTGCGACCGCTGCGACCGTCGTTCCAGTTCCTCAGGCAGCACCCGCCACTCTCGCCACCGCTGCTCCCGCTGCTTTCGTCCCGACCGTTCCGACCCTATACAACCTTATCGACGAAACATTCAAACTCTATGAAGCGAATGCCGCGAACGCCGCGAACGATAGGAACAGTTATGCGAATTGTCTGATTACGCTGTTGAAGAAGTATCATTTGTGGCCTCTTATGAAAGTCAAGAAGTTCAGGGGGCGTAGCGACATTGTTCTGCTTCACAATTCGTATATTCGCAATAATGTAGATAATTTCAAAGAATTATACGAGCAGTGTAGGAGCGTCGTATTGGACTTTAGCCTCGAACGTAATTATAACGTAGTCGTAACCTATGCGAACTCCATTCCCGAGCGGATTGATTATAATCATTATATCACATCGTTATCTTCTGCGGAAGACAAGATATATGAGGCGTATGACGGCACAATCATTACCGTATATCATTACAAGGACGAGTGGTATTTCGGGACGTCGAGTTGCCCTGATGCGAATAGTTCGAAGTTCTCGCATCCTACCAAAACGCACGGCAATATGCTCGACGAAATCCTCTATAAATACTTTAACCAACATTTAGCGACCGAGGAGGGTGAAGGTTGCGAGGACGGTGCCGCGTTTCTGCGGAGCGTATTTACGCAACATCTCGACCCGAATATGGCATACGAGTTTATTATCGTTCATCACGAGAACAAGCATATCATCGATTATACGGGGTTTCTCGGTGAGAATTATATGGAGTTGTTTCACGTGAATACGAAGCATCGCAATTCGCTCATCGAGGGTGATATTATGTCGTCGATTATCCCGTCGCTAATGGAAGTCGGCGTGAAGTATCCGATGCCCTTTAATAATATACAAGAGGGCTACGCACATATCCACGCGAATCCTTATAGTTATGGTTTAATCGCTAAAAAGAGTATTGCGGACAAGGTGAATGTGAAGATATACAAGATATCGACGGATGCGATTAATTACCGCGAAGAAACTGACCCGTGCCATCCCAACGCGTGGATGAATATTCTCTCTGTATATATGAAAAACAAGACGGAATATACGATTAAGGATTATATCGCAAATTACAATCCGCATATCAATTTACCGCTGGATAATAACGGGCAAAAGATAGACCCGACGTATCTCGTTCATACGATTATCTCGACGATTAAGGACAGTCTCTACGCATATTACAAGGCGACGACGACGTATTACCCTACCTATAACCGCTATAAGATGAATCGGGAGATGGATAAGCAATTCCCGCCGATTATTCAGTATCACCTCGCTCAACTGCGTAATCTTCAAATCAATACCTATAAATCGAAGATGATTACGCTACACAACGTATATCACTATATTTGCCAATGTAATGACATCAATAACATTAAGACACTGATTCAATTCTTCGCATCCAACCCAATTAACGAGATGCTACCGCGAACATCGATGTGTTTCGCGATAATGACGAGCCTCATCTCGTAATCTCGCCGTAAGACTCGTAATCTCGGTGGTGCGTTTAAATATCTATTCTATGTTTAATTATTTTTTATATTTTATAAAATAAAAATAAAAATCCTGCGTATATATAGAAAGTGTATATGAGTTCGCCAACTGTGGCGGAGATGTTTCAAGATTATATGGAAGGCGGAGTAAGACGCGGTGTCCGACGTGGCGTCCGACGTGCCAAGCGTTCCGTTTCCCCTAAGCGTGTCGCCCCCAAGCGTGTCGCCCCCAAGCGTGTCGCCCCCAAGCGTGTCGCCCCCAAGCGTGTCGCTGTCAATCCTCGTTCGATGGCAAGTCTGTATGGTGGATTCTTCGAGAGTTTAGAAGGGTTCGCAGATGCCGTCAAGGACAAGAAGAAGGAGATGTATGCGGAAGATAAGAATCCTATGACTCCTCTCGCAAAGGAAGAGGTTAAGGGTGGTGCTAAGAAGGCTAAGAAGGCTAAGAAGCCTAAGAAGGCTGTTGGCAAGAAGGCTGTTGGCAAGAAGCCTTTTGGAATGGGTAGGTATATGAGTAGGGGTGGTTATGAAGAGGAGCAATATCAAGAACAGGAGGAGCAATCCGATGAGCAATCCGAGGAGTTTGTGAATATACAAGATGCCGTAAAGCAAGTGAATGAATTAATAGGTGGTTATAAACGTGCCGTTCGCCGTGCCGCTCCCAAGCCTCGTGCCGCTCCCAAGCCTCGTGTTGCTCCTAAGCGTCGTGTTGCTCCTAAGCGTCCTGCTACTTCTCCCCGTCGTTTCTATATGTAAAGAGAATCCGATTCTCCGATTCTTCGATTCTCGGAATCTGATAATTTATTTTTTAAAAAATGATATATAAGATAGATATATATAATTACTATTACGATGACCGCCGCTTTTCAAAATTACAACTACGACGTTCTGTCGGATTGCCATACGTTCGAAATCAACAATATCGACCTCGCGGTTGTGAATGGGATTCGCAGGATTATTTTAACGGACATTCCGATTCCCGGAATCATTGGTGAAAAGTTAGAGAGCGACGACCCAACCGTCGATGTTCTCGTAAATAATGGCGCTCTTCACAACGAAATCATCATTCATCGTATCGGGCTTATTCCCATTTGTCTCCAAGAAGACGAGATTGATAATTATGAAGACAATAGCATCCAGATTGAGTTGAATGTAAAGAATACTACAAACAAGACGACTGATGTTCGCACCAATGATATAACTGCGACGCGTAATTCTGTTCCGATAAGCAAGGAAGAACTCGGTGTTATTTTCCCTGCGAACAAGACGTCGAAGGATTATATCTTGATAACGCGACTGAGAACTGGCGAACATTTACACCTCAAAGCGAGAATTGTAAAGCGTAAGGGACGCGATAATGCGTCGTTTAACCCCGTATCGCTGTCGAACTTTTCGTATATCCAAGACCCGAAGGAAGCGGACAAAAAGACGAACATCTTGGATAAGGAACGTTCGTATTACAAGAATAAATATGGCGACGCTGTACGGTTCAAGTTTGACATTGAAAGCATAAACCGCAATATCGGACCCAAGTATCTTGTGTCGAAATCATTGGATATTATGATTCATAAATTGGAGGGACTCCGTAAAGAATTGAATCGCGACGCAACGACCACCGCTGCCGCTTCCTCTAAGGTGAAGATACAGGCATTTCAAGATATTCAAGGGACGTTCGAGTTCATCATCGAAGACGAAGATGATACGCTCGGTAATGTTATACAATCCTATATTCACAATCATTATATTCGAGAAAACAAAAAGTATAAGGGGAGTATCGCTTGTACGTATATTGGCTATATTTGTCCGCATCCGCTAAAATCGCTAATGATGCTACGTATTTCCTTGGAGGGCGGCGAGAGCGGCGAGAGCAGCGTAAGCGTATTCGCTTCATTCCTCGAAGAGAATTGTGGAGCAATCGCGAACGAACTTTCCGCAATGAAGAACGAATGGACGAAGTTCGCAATTGATAATATAGAATAATAATATATATCATTCTAATAAATAGATAAGTAAGTTCAATATGGCAACGGCAACGGATATAGAATATTTAGAAGAGGAGTTGGATGACATTGAATATACCGAGATTCTAAGTTTCGAAGAAATGAGCCGTATAAATCCTTCTTTTATTGCTATGGATAAGGAGGATATTTATAATAACTTATATACTTTTTTTAAAAATAAGAAGAAGTCCGACCTATTACGAAGTCTTTTCTATGATATACTTATCCATCGAGAGCATTTGCACGGCAAAATAAACGATTATTCGAACTATGTATTCGCAGTCGATGGCGAAATCGAGAAATACGGCGAGGACGACACGAAAGACGCGGTGCTAAACTTCATTATGCGATTCAACGGCAAAGGCGGCGACGGCAACCTCGGTAGCCTCGGCGAGTTTGTAAAGCGGAAGTTTCCGATATCCTATGACCGCAAATCGGAATTGATGCGATTGAAGCCGACACACAACACGATAACCACGATTTCAGAAAAAATAGATTCCAAAGATTTCCCTAAATATTATCCAATCGTCAAAGAATACCCAGTTATCAATTGTAGAAACGTCGATAAGGTTGAGAATGTTTATAATGTGAATGACGGCAGTGGCAACGACATACATCTTCCTATCTTAGGGGCATATTACAAGATACCCACGGCAACCACGAATGATTATATGTATGCGAAGATAGCGTCGCATCTGTTGAATAGCGTCAATACGAACTACAAGGCTTCTGCGAATTACCAAGGTATTTATGAGTTGATTAAGGATACACGCCCTGACATCGAAATGATTATGAGCGAGATAAATCGCAATAAGGATAGTTTCTATCTTGATTATGCGAATATTGATAACATTTTTAAAAAGTATGATTATTCTCTGGATTATATTTATGAGACAGATTTGAATATCTTAACCGATTTGATGGATACGATTGTAAAGAAGGAGAAGGAGCGTAAGAATATTCATCACGCATTCAAAATCAAACGTCCCGTATTAATCAATAAGAAACTGACGTTCTTTGACAATATCGAGAAGACGCTAAAAGTCATCAACATATCTCCCGAAGTTCATTCGTTCCTCGAAAAAACCAAAGACCTCATCCTCAAATACAAGAGCGACGTCATACAATCCGATGTGATTCCCTTACAACATTATAACATTTACAGTATCATCAAGCAGATTAACGACAACACCGTTTCAATCGAGGAGGTTATCGAAGACCTCCGTCTATCCATCAAGACGATTAATATGGAGCATACACTCACGACGATTAATGACATATTAGAAGCCAAAGAGAATATCGAGATGATTAGGGAGGATTGCGAGAATGTCAAGAATACCTTTATCCATTCGCGAGAGCATATATTCGATTACGACAAGGACGGAAAGAAGTATGTCCTATCGAAGAGGGAAAACAAGGCGGTTTGCGATGCGAACAACATAGACGACTACGAAGGGATACAAGATGCCGACGATATCATTGATGACGAAAACAAGGGGTTTGTGAATGATGACGTTGCTGCGAACGCTGGTGCTGGTGCCGCCGCCGCGAACGCGAATCAATATGACTTGAATCGATATATCGCAAATATCAATTTTAGGAATGAGAAGGGTTTTATTGAGATGCTGAGAATCATTCTTGAATTGATTAAGAAAATTAATGATGTCGCGAATATCGAGATTGACTATGATGAAATATCCGCCTATTTATTTACGAAATATCGTAGCGTTTCCACGCGATTTCAAAACTACGTGAAGGAGTTTGAAAAAAACAACATAGAGGATGCCACGAAGTTTGCGAAGAAATATGCCGAAATGACGCCGTTTCACATCTTAGACATCTTGTATAAACAGACCGATAAGAAGGCTGTGAAAGCGGGGGCTGAGGGTATCGATAAGAATCACGTGGGTATAATTAAAATGGTGAATAACGAGTTTATAGAGACGACGAATGTTATCTTTTGTAATGCGATTTGCTTCTGGATTGTCGAAACACAATGTAAAATATTGAACGGCGATATAATGCTCGATATGAATCGCTTAAACCCGAATCACCTCGATAAACTGAATACACGCGGACTTCTCTATTACATTATCGAAATCATAAGCGACTTCTTTAAATACACAGATAATAATGATTATATCATAAATATGAAGGATTTGCGAAAGAACCTTCAATCGATTGTGGAGAACGAGCATAAGAATAAGGATGCAGCGGTATTGAGCGAACTTCTTAGCAAGAAGAATGGGGATGGCAAGAATAAATGCTCTATCGACCGAGGCAAATATACGGACGATGAGCGGTATTACATCGATAAAATGCTATATACGCCAAACGCCAATACGAAGTTTGAGAAAATACACAAATATATACAAGGGTGCTGTCTTCGCAAGTTAGACGGCGACTTTAATGATATCTCAGACTTTGATAGCGATGTCATCAAAATGAAAGAGCAGTATTCGAAGTCCAGTTTAATTAGCAATGTGAGGGATACGCGATTTACGCCACGCAAGGAACGCAAGGAACGCGGCAAGGGAGACATCGATAGCGGGGACGATAGCGACATCTTTGTGAAAGAACTGAAAGAAAAGAACAAGCACGTCAAGTTTGTAAATAAAGCACCGTTTGTTTATAATTTTAAGAATTATAGCGTTGATGCGTGGTTAGAGAGTATGCGTGGTATATCCGACCTGTTGCCGAGTAATTTAATAGACAAATTAATAAACTACGATATGGACGGCGTCAAATCGCATATTATCGAGAATATCAAGAGGCTCAAAAATGTCAAAAATAACATAAGCCTCGATTTTTTAAATTGCCGACATATTAATTACAAGGAGATGCTTCTCAACATCCGCAGGATTATATATATGAACGCCCATTCGTCGTCGAAATACAAGGAGAACGAGTTATTAAAAGAGAAGATTAAGAGTTCCATCAAAGACATCAAGAAGATGATGAAGCATCTCTATCATTTAAATAAAAAATATGATGTGGAAGAAGCGGACATCGTGAATATAATCAATATAGTGGTGATAAGTAATTCGCTCCATACGCCCGATTTGTCAGGGATTGAAAACATCCCGAAGGAGTTTATCCGAGAGAATGCCGAGAAACTCTATGACTATGTAAAGAGTTTTGTAGATGGAAAATACAATCAGTTCTTGACGCCCGAAGAAATCGACGTGTTTATCAACAAAAAACGCGAAGAATACAAAAACAAAAAACTAAAAGAGAATCAAAACTTGGATATTGAAGAAAATGAAATCCGTCGCCAAATGAAAGCGGCGGGTATTATGAAAGCAAATAATGAAGCCGGAGCGGCGGGAGCGGCGAATAATGAGGGAGATGCGGGATATGGAGCGGAAGCAGCAGAAGCGGATGTCGCGGGGGACGTTAATGACGCGTATAAGGATGCCGAGAAGGACAAGGATTATAATAACAAAGACAATGATAATTATAATATATATGACGACGTCGATGAAGATATGGATTAGACCGACGAGTTCATCGCATTCTGCTGTCGTATCACAATTTCCGCCGAGTTCGTATGTGTGGCGGTGGGTGATACATAATGTTTATTATTACCGCTACATCCATTCAGTTGTAGAGGCAGATGCCTATTTTTGAAACTTTCAATCACTTGCGTTTTGAATCGGTTGGGTATTTCTTCAAACAAAATGTCATTCACGAGGTTCTCGTATTTCAATGCCAATAAATTGAACTCATTGTCGGTTATCTCATCGTCGTTCTCAATCTGCCCCGCTAATAATAGGAATTGTTGCCCTAAACGGCGGAACAAATCGCATTTCTCACTCGCTTTTATAGAATTATTTAAAGAAATAATTAACACGCTTATCGCATTCACTACGATATTCGGTATCTTGACTTCGTTCGCATCCTCGCTAATACTGTTGATGATACACATCGCCGACGACGTGAGAACCAAGGGTATATTAAATCCGAACTTAATCATCGACCAGTATCCACTCGCTTTGCTACATAACAACACTAACGCCTCGGTTTTTGATAGCAGTTTTTCGATTTTAAATGGCAAATTAGCGGACACCTTAGTATCCTCGTTTTTAACACTCATTATATCTAATATAGAATATTAAAAAATAAATAGAATATAAAGGAATTGTATAGTATATAAAGGAATTATATAGTATATAAAGGAATGGAATAGAATGGGTTTGTATTAACAAAGTCTCGCCGTCAAATCCTCTATCGTCTTCTGCTGTCGATTTATTTTTTCAGACAACTCTTGTATCGACTTTGTTAAAAGCGGTATGAGCGACATATACTCAATCGTATAATTATGATTCTCCTGTGCGGGAACATTAACTGCCTCTGGAATCACTTCGTGTAAATCCTGAGCGATAAACCCGTAATTCCTTTTTCCCCCTTCATCCTGTGCGATTGTCAAATAGGATACAGGGCGTAGCCGATTGATTATCCCGAGCGAACTATCCACCGCGTGGATATCCTTTTTATATCGCCTATCACTTATCGTCGAATAGTTCGTCGCGTTAATCGTCCCATCGACATCCAATTTACACACGGGGTTCGTAGTGCCTATCCCCACATTATTATTATTAAAAATATTGATGATAGAATACTCCGTAGGCTCATAGGGCGTTCCCAATTGCCATATTTCTTGTGCGTTCCAAGACGACGAAAGAACCGCAGTGTTCTCAGTATTCATCTCGTTATACGTCGCAGGGCGATTTAGATAGATTTTGCCTTCGTGCGAATTATCCCCCAATATCGAAGACCATTTCGCCGTGTAATACACGAAATCGCTCGACGTGTTTGGCAAATCAAAGAACGAACCTGATATATTCGCTACGAAATACGAGGATGTGCTTGACTCCGCCCCGAGATTGTGTGAGAGCCAACACGAAGTTCCTTTGTTGTCGATTAAATTACCATCCGCACCTGTTAGATGTTCCCACGCACCCGCCTCGCCTATCTTGCGATACAAGCGAAGCCCCCACCATCTCGCGTCCGTCCCGTAGTCGATACCAATGTGGCACGATAAATGAACCAAGACTTTCGAAGAAGGATGCGTGGGTTTAATGCGAACACAGAAGCCCTGTATCTTTTCATTAACAATCGTAATATTATTATCGATAAACTGCCATCCATACCCAGTTTTAACGACAATATTTCGATAGATATTAAAAAGCGTCTGTATCGACATATTCTGGCAAATTACCGCATTCTTCGGGATAAACGTGGTTTCACGCTGCCATATCTCTTGTGCGTTCCACGAAGACGATAAAATCGCAGTGTTCCCGCTGTTCCCTGTATTGTAGGTTGCTGGACGATTCAAGTATAACTTGCCGTTCTGGGCGACATCGCCCAAATGCGAACACCATTTCACCGTATAATAGACATACGTATCCATCGTATTCGGGAAGTCATAATACGCCCCGCTCACATTCGCTATAAAATACGAGTAGGTGCTTGACTCCGCACCGAGATTGTGTGAGAGCCAACAAGGCGTCCCGTCGTTATAATTAATACCCGTCCCGTCAGCGTCGGTTAGATGTTCCCAATCGCCCATTTCGCCTATCTTGCGATACAGGCGAAGCCCCCACCATCTCGCATCCGTCCCATAATCGATACCAATGTGGCAATTCAAGTTTATCAATACCTTCGACGTGTAATGATTGGGCATAATGCGAACGCAGAAACCCTGAATCGTATTGTTAATCACAGCCGTATTGTTGTCTATGAATTGCCATCCGCCGCTCATCTTTTCAACGAGATTTTTATAGATGTTAAACTGCGTTTGCGTCGGCGTATATTTAGTGACGATACCGCCTTTCGGGAAATACGAAGTTTCGAGTTGCCATATTTCGCTGACATTCCACGAAGACGAGACAATCGGGGCATTTAAGGCATAGATGACTGCGGGACGATTCAAGTATAACTTGCCGTCTTGCGTATTGTCGCCAAGTAGCGAACACCATTTCACAGTATAATAAATGTATTCTTCGGATGTCTCAGGGAAGTCATAGTAAGCCCCGCTCACATTCGCTATAAAATACGAAGATGTGCTTGTCTCCGCACCGAGATTGTGGGAGAGCCAACAGGTCGTTCCTGTGCCGCCGCCGTCCGCTCCGTCCGCTCCGTCTGCGTCGGTTAGATGTTCCCACGCACCCGCTTCGCCTATCCGACGATACAAGCGAAGCCCCCACCATCTCGCGTCCGTCCCATAGTCGATACCGATGTGGCAATTCAAGTTAATCAATACTTTTGACGAGTAATGATTGGGCTTGATGCGAACACCGAAACCCTGAACCTTGTCGTCAATCACCGCCGTATTATTATCGATAAACTGCCATCCGCTTCCGCTTTTCTCAACTACATTTTTATACATTGTGAATTGCGTTTGTATCGGACTGTATTGTGATAATATCGAGGAACTGCCCGTGTATGTTTTGCCATTCGGGTAAAGCATCCCGTTTTTATAGAGTTCGCCCGTGAAATTAACATCGCCTGTAATCGTCACGTTATTGCGTAGCGATGCCAAACTATTCACAACGAAGTTCGAATTGACAACGAGACTTCCTTTGATTTCAAGATTACTATTGTATTTATTTTCAATTATAAACTTGTTCTTAACCCCCTCTACAATCTTGTCCGTCGTCGTCTCGTTGATTCGCCGTTGTATTAGATTGCTCGTCGTTAGCACATAATTACTGATATTTCTATCATTCATATTCATATTATAAATCACCGTCGTTAATCCGTCGCCCAAGTTCGAACTCGTCGTTAATACATAGTTGAGTTGGGAAGTATTCAGTTCGCTTATTTGATTGATTAAACTTTCATTCACCATCGACACGTAATTGCTCGTATATCCTACCTCCGTTGCGATACTGAACGGGCTTCCATTTAGTAAGTAGGATGTCGCATTAAAACTGCCACCAAGCGTCAAGTTGCCATTTGACGTTAATAGCAATCGCGTCGTATCGATATTGGACGACGACGATAGTATCCTAAACTCCCCATTATAATTGCCAACCTTGTAATCTGTATTCGAGTCTCCTTGCGTTCCTCGTATAAACTCGATGGACGCTGCGGACGCTGATGCTATGGAAGCGGAAGCAGAGGAAGCAGTGGATGCGGAGCGATACCGTATAATCACGATACCTGAGCCTCCATTGCCTCCACCAATGCTCCTTTCATAATCACCACCGCCCCCGCCACCTCCTAAACCATTTGTGCCGTTGCCTCCATTCTCATTGGGGGAACGCGAACCTAACCCGCCACCTCCTAATGGGGCGACTTGGGGGCTTGTGTCGGTTTGATTATTCGTATTCGCTCCACCTGTTCCGCCTCCCGCATAATAAATTGCCGTTCCTGTGATACTGTTTGATTTGCCGTCCCCGCCCTTTCCACCTCGATTATATTGGTCTTGAAACGATGTGCTACCTCCCGCAAGAACACCCGGAACATACACAGGGTCGCCTCCAATTTCATTCGCTCCACCGCCGCCTCCACCACTACCATAATAATTCACGAGCGAACTACCACCCCGATTCCCTTGCGTCGAAGTATATGTTTGCCGTGTTGTATTATCCGCACCAGTGCCTCCATAAGAACCCACCTGTCCCGTTGTATGTGCGGGGGCTATTTGCGATGAACCTCCTCCGCCTCCTCCGCCAAATGCGGTCATTGTTGCGATAGTGCTACCGCTTACGACGGACTGAAATCCCTGAGAACCCGATGTGCTACCTGTCGCAATACCAGAGCCACCTTTGCCAACACGAACACTATAATTGCCAGATGCCATATTCACATTGCTTGTATATAGATACCCGCCTGAACCGCCACCGCCCGACGCACCACCGCCACCGCCACCGATGATTAAGATATCGCAAACGAGATTTTGAGTGGTTGTGAAAGAGTATTGTGTTTGTCCTGTGAATCCTGCGGTATCGCTTGTATAAGGAAACATAATATAACGTTCTGTTAGGTTGCTTGTGCTGCTTGTTACGGTCGCAGACGTAGCACCCGCAACAACGATTTCTGTGGGTATCGCAAGAACCTGCGTCGAACTTACCAAATTGTTTTGAATCGTTAGGGTCGTATTACTGCTTATCACATCGCATAGATGTAGTTTCGTAGCAGGAAGCATAGTGCCGATACCCACATTGCCTGTGGAGTAATAATAAATATTCGAAGACGCCGCCGACGAATCTGGTATCCATACAGAGTATTTATTGATACGTTGTGCTAAAATATTGCTCGTCGTCATCACATAATTACTCATATTGCTATCATTCGCCGACACCTCGATATTTAACGTGGTGATACTTGTGTTTATCACATTGCTCGTCAGTTGGTCGAGAATACGTAGTCGTTCGCTTAATATATTGCTCGTCGAAAGCACATAGTTGCTCGTATCAAGAATAACATCTCTATTATTTTTTTTATAATTGCCTTCACCATTAATAAGAACATCTCCATTATTCGCGATTCTAAAAACTGCTCTATTTACATTCGATGCTACTAAGATATCGCTATCACTACTATTTTGTTGAATCATTAACGCGGTCGTCGCATTGTTCGCATTCACTATCTCCAACCTCTCGGTATTATATACGACAGTATCGAGTTGCGTGGTATCGCCTAAAACAATTAAGTTTGAATTGATGGTTAAAGTGCCATTCACTTGTAAATTATTATTATAACTATTATTCACAATAAACTTATTCGAAGCATCCAGACGCTCTGTAATCATATCCGTTGTTAAGTTAGTGATACGCGTCGAAATCACATTGCTCGTCGCCAACATATAATTGCTAACATTGCTATCATTCGCTGACACCTCGATATTCAGTGTCGCAATACTGCTGTTTATCACATTGCTTGTCAGTTGGTCGAGAACACGCAGTCGTTCGCTAAGTATATTGCTCGTCTCGAAAACATAATTACTCATATTGGCATCATTCGCTTCCACATCAATATTCAGTGTAGCAATACTGCTGTTTATCACATTACTTGTGAGTTGGTCGAGAACACGCAGTCGTTCGCTTAATATATTGCTCGTCTCGAAAACATAATTACTCATATTAACGTCATTGAAGTTCGCCTTGTCTATCAACGTATTACTTGAAGTGAGGACATAGTTGATTAGGTTGTTGCTCGTCTCAAATACATAATTACTCATATTAACGTCATTGAAGTTCGCTTTGTCTATCAACGTATTACTTGAAGCGAGGACATAGTTGATTAGGTTGTTGCTTGTAGCCAACACGTAATTACTCATATTGGTATCATTCGCTTCCACATCAATATTCAGTGTAGCAATACTGCTGTTTATCACGTTGCTCGTCAGTTGGTCGAGAATATGTAGCCGTTCGCTTAAAATATTGCTCGTCTCAAAGACATAATTACTCATATTAACGTCATTGAAGTTCGCCTTGTCTATCAACGTATTACTTGAAGAGAGGACATAGTTGATTAGGTTATTGCTCGTCTCAAATACATAATTACTCATATTAACGTCATTGAAGTTCGCTTTGTCTATCAACGTATTACTTGAAGCGAGGACATAGTTGATTAGGTTGTTGCTTGTAGCCAACACGTAATTACTCA